AAGTCTTAAACTTGTGGAATGTAAGACATTATTTTCAAAAATAATAAATTTTGTATTTTACAATATAATTTGTATATTTGCAAGTGAAATGAGGAAGATTCATAAATCATATAGATTCAGACTGTACCCTAATGAGGGACAAATCGAGTTGCTGGCAAAGCACTTCGGATGTACTCGCTTTGTGTACAACTACTTTCTCAATCAACGTGAAGAACAGTATAAGCTAACTGGTAAGGGCGATAATTATTATGCACAGGCAAAAGTTCTTACAGAAATGAAGAAGCAAGAAGAAACCGCATGGCTTAATGAAGTAAATTCTCAGACCTTGCAGTTCGCTCTTCGCTCAGTTGATACAGCCTATAAAAATTTCTTTAAGAAACTTACAAAGTTTCCAAAATTTAAATCTAAACATTTCAAGAATAGTTTCACAGTACCACAATTTGCGTCTATCACAGAAGGCAGACTTTTTATTCCAAAATTCAAAGGAGGTATAAAATGTCGTGTTCACCGTGAGATAAAAGGTAAAATAGGGAAGGTAACTATTACCAAGACACCAAGTGGAAAATATTTTGTTTCCATTTTCACGGAAGAAGAATATATTACACCGATTGAAAAAACGGGCAAGTCCGTAGGTGTGGATTTGGGGTTGAAAGATTTACTTATTACTTCTGAAGGAGAAATATTTAAAAATAACCGATATACGAAGAAATACGAATGCAGACTTGCTAAGGCACAGCGACATCTTTCTCGTAAGATAAAAGGCAGCAAAGGGTTTGAAAGCCAAAAACTCAAAGTTGCCAAACTTCACGAGAAGATTAGTAACAGTCGTGTTGACTACTTGCATAAGTGTTCCATTTCTCTTATACGTAGATATGATACTATCTGCATTGAAGACTTGAACATTAAAGGAATGGTGAAAAACCATCGTCTTGCCAAGTCTGTCACCGATGCAAGCTGGGGTACTTTCGTTAATATGCTTACCTATAAGGCAGAATGGAATGACAAGAGGATTGTGAAGATAGACCGTTTCTATCCATCTTCTCAGACTTGTAGCTTCTGTGGGTATGTCAACAAGGAGACAAAAGACTTATCTGTTAGAGCGTGGGAGTGTCCTATCTGTCATACTCATCATGACCGTGATGTGAATGCAGCAATTAACATTCTTCGTATCGGTTTAAATAATAATATATCGGCAGGGACTGTCGATTACACGGGTGGAGAGGAAGTAAGAGTCAATCTTTTGAAAGACCATTCCTCAGTGAAACCCGAAGCACATAATTATTTTAAAAAAGTGTAGTTCATGGTACGTTTTATACAAAAGCAATCACAATCAAGAAAAATATCAAGAATGGATATTAATCAAAATAATATAGTTTTTAATAACAAAGAAGAAAAAAAAGAAGTTATGAATACAGCAGAAAAAGTAGCTATGGCACAGGAGATTCTTTCAACAGAAGATAATAAGAAACAGAACGTTAAAAGAATCAGAAAAGATAAAGGACTTATCGAGAGAACTGAGAGTTCTAAAACAATCCTTACCGAAGATAACAAAGAATTATTGGTTGATTAATAATGACAAATATAAAATATCTGAAAGAAAATGGTTTATTGGAAGCACATAAGCAATTCTTAAGGATGTGTAATGAAACATACATTTCACCAATAGAAGAACTTGATGAAGCTGACGATAACGAACAAGACATGCCTGACCAAGGTGTAGACCCTGAGAATGACAACGGCTTAGATAACGGTGCTGAACAAGCAAATTCACCTATGGGCGGTGATAATCCTATGGGTGGAGAGAATCCACAAGGAATGGATAATCAAGACATGGGAGGCATGGGAAACGACACTATGGGTGACGACGGAATGAACGATGATGGAATGAACGGAATAGGAGAACCTTCTTTAGAAGATTCTGAAGACCCATTTGGTGACGGTAACGACGAAGAAAGCAATGATGAAGGTGATACAATTGATATCGACGATTTGACAGATGCGCAAGAGAAGTTGAATCACAAAACTAATAAGATTGGTATTGATTTAGGAAAAGTCGATAATAGGATTGAAAGGCTCATGGCTTCTCTCGAAAAAATGGAAACAATGATTGATTCAAATAATGAAGAAATCATGAACCTTAGAAAAGAGTTCGAGAAAAGGAATCCAACACAGATTGAACGTTTGGATATGAGACGTAAATTTGATTCTCCTGGTTTTTCAGAAACTCCAGAAGAGGCTATAGAGAAAAGAATACAGAATAGAAACAACTATAGCGTAACAGACGGTGGAGAACAAACGGATGAAAAACAATACACTTTAACACAAGATGATATCAAGAATGCTAACACATCTCAAATTGCAGATTCTTTCTACAAAATAGATGATGACGATATACAAGATATCAATAAAATTTTTGGAATTTAGTCAAAAAATATAGTACATAATCTCCGCTAAATATAGATAATTAAAATATTTATATAATAGCGGAGATTTTATTTGGTTATATATATTTTTCTCTGTATCTTTGCAAAAGATATGAGAAAGATAAACAGAACATACAAGTTCAGACTGTACCCGAACAGGAAACAAACCGAATTGCTGGCAAAGCACTTCGGATGTTCTCGCTTTGTGTACAATTACTTTCTCAATCAGCGTAAAGAACAATATAAACTCACGGGTAAGAGTGATAACTACTATGAGCAAGCAAAGAAACTTATCACATTGAAGAAACAGGAAGAAACAGCATGGTTGAAGGAGGTAAATGCCCAAACCTTACAGTTTGTCCTTCGCTCTCTTGATGCAGCTTATACTAACTTCTTTAAGAAGCGTGCTAAGTTTCCTAAGTTTAAATCCAAGCACTCTAAAAATAGTTTTACTGTTCCACAATCTACATCTGTAGCAGGTGGGCGACTTTTTATACGCAAGTTCAAGGAGGGTATCAAATGTCGTGTACACCGTGAGATAAAAGGTAAGATAGGAAAGGTAACTATCACAAAGACACCAAGTGGAAAATATTTCGTTTCTGTTTTTACGGAAGAAGAATGTATAACCTCTCTCGAGAATACTGGCAAGTCGATTGGTGTGGATATGGGTTTAAAGGATTTGCTTATCACTTCTGAGGGAGAAACATTTAAGAATAACCGATATACAAGAAGATATGAGTGCAAACTTGCTAAAGCACAGCAACATCTTTCTCGGAAGAAAAAGGGTAGCAGAGGGTTTGAAAACCAAAGACTCAAAGTTGCCAGACTTCACGAAAAGATTGCTAATAGTCGTGCCGATTTTCTACATAAATGCTCTATATCTCTTGTTAGAAGATATGATACCATCTGTATAGAGGATTTGAATGTAAAGGGAATGGTTAAGAATCATCACCTTTCCAAGTCAATTACTGATGCAAGTTGGTGTAGTTTTATTTCCATGCTTACCTACAAGGCAGAATGGAACGGCAAGAAGGTTGTGAAGGTAGACCGATACTTTCCGTCCTCACAAACTTGCAATGTCTGTGGGTATGTTAATAAACAGATTAAGGATTTGTCTGTTCGTGAGTGGGAGTGTCCTCATTGTCATACTCATCACGACCGTGATGTTAATGCTGCCATTAATATTCTTCGTTTCGGATTAAACAACATATCGGCAGGGACTGTCGATTACACGGGTGGAGAGGAAGTAAGAGCCAACCATTTGGAAAGCCATTCCTCAGAGAAGTCCGAAACCAATGAGCATTTAGTTCAGGGGTAGTTCACCTTTGCAATGATAATTTAGTTTAAGTGAGTATATAGACTCACAAATCAATTTTTTAATATTTTAAATTTTTATTTTATGACACAATTTAATGTAAACATTAATTCAGATGCTGTTGAAAAACAGTACAACGATGTATTAAGAGATTCTCAGCCTAAGAATCAAAATTCAACCTTCGACACCAAGAATTATTTACAGGCTCGCTTGGAAGAGGGGGAAAATGAAAAAACACTTACTATCCGATTACTACCATTCTCTCCAGAAGGAGGTTCTCCATTTAAGAAAGTATGGATTCATACTATCCGTGTAAATAGAGAAGTTTCTAAGAGTGGATGGAAGATGATTCCTTGCCCAGAAAAGAATGCAAAAGACGGTAAGGAATGTGAATGTCCTATTTGTAAAGTATCACGTCATGCACAGGAACAACAGAGAGAAGCTACTGATGAAGTTACAAAGAAGAAACTTGGAGAAGTAGCTTTCATGGATAAAGCAAAGGAAGCATGGGTTGTTAGATGTATTGATAGAGACCATGAAGAGGATGGTGTTAAATTCTGGTTGTTTAATAGTTCAAATAAACAGCAAGGTATTTATGACCATATGATGAATTTCTACAAACTTAGAAATGAATCAGGAAAGAAGAAAGGTAACGATTATAATATCTTTGACCTAAATAATGGTGAAGATTTTATCATTACAATTACACGTGGAAAGGACAATAAGACATCTTATAAAGTAGCCGATGAGGGCTTCCCAAGTCCATTAACAACTGATTTTGAGAAAGGACTTAGTTGGATTAAGGATGAGAAGAAGTGGACAGAGGTGTTCCCTACAAAGAGTCCTGAGTATATGAGAATCTTAGTTGAAGGTGGTGTACCTGTTTACGACAAAGAGAAACAGATGTACGTTGATAAGAATGCAAAGGTACAAGAGGATGAAGAGCGTAATCAGAATGAATTAGAAAACAACTTAACTCCAGATACAAGTAGTAAGTTTGAGGCTAATCCTGAAACTGCGAATACGGGAAATGCAGTAGAAACTCCATCAACACAAGTACCTAATGAGATTTTCTCAAATGATAATGATGACGATGTTGATTTACCATTTTAAATAATAAGTAAATGGCAAAATTGTATTTTAATTATGGCGCAATGGGCAGTTCTAAGTCACTTCGACTTCTTGCCCTTGCACATAACTTAGAAGAGAAGAATATACCTACAATAATTATTAAACCAAATATTGATACAAGAGATGGTGATAATAAAATTGTTTCCAGAGCTGGTTTATCAAAAGATTGTATTAGTGTAGGTGTAAATGTTAATCTTTACGAAAAAGTAAAAGAGATTAACAATGTTATGAAGACTCATTTCAGTGAATTATCTTGGGTACTGGTAGATGAAGCGCAATTCCTCACCGAAAAACAGATTAATCAATTAAGCGATATCGTTGATTTTTTAAATATCAATGTTTATTGTTATGGTTTAAGAACTGATTTCGAATCAAGAACTTTTGATGGTTCAAGAAGACTATTTGAATTAGCCGATGAAATAGAAGAGGTGAAGTCATATTGTGAATGCGGTGGAAAAGCGTCTATCAATGCAAGATTTGATGAGAATGGTAAAATAATTACCGAAGGAAATCAAATTTTGGTTGGTGGTAATGACATTTACAAACCATTATGTAGAAAATGTTGGAAAAAAGAAATAAGAAAGAAGAACTTAGAAAATGAGACAAGCTATTAAAAAGAAAAGTTTTGCAAAACCTTCAGTCAATGATATTAGAGCGATTGCAGGTTTTACCGATGAAGTGAAGGTATCACGAGAATCAAGTGCTGAAAAACCAATGGATTTCATCTATCTTCCAAAAGCATTTGAAGAAGCTACACAATTGCCAGGACTTCCTTTAGGCTATTTAAGTATTGTAGGCGGTTGGTCAAATACTGGTAAATCAACACTGGTCAATTGCGTTGTTGCAGCATGTCAGAAACAAGGTATTCTTCCTGTCATTTTTGATACAGAAAATAACTTTGATTTCAGTTACGCTAAAGACTGTGGCATGGAGTTTGAGGAAATTTATGGGGAAATTGTTGACGAAGATACTGGAGAAGTAAAAGAGGGTATTGTTGATTACAGAGGACTATTCCTTTATTACAATAGCGTTATTCTTGCTGAAAAATGTGGTATGAATGATTATTCCACTGGTAAGCAAACAAAAACCAAACGTAAACAAGCTGTATTAGAAGATATATCTTATATCATCAACGACTTGCTTGATAAACAGGACGAGGGCAAACTACAAATGCCTATCTGCTTCATTTGGGATTCAATTGGTTCAATCGGGTCATTTAAGTCTTATGCAAGTAAGAGTGGTAATAATATGTTTGATGCAGGTGCAATTTCACAAGCATTCAGTAATATTATTAACAACCGAATACCAGCATCTAAGAGTGTGGGGTGTGAATTTACAAATACCATGTTCTGTGTAAATAAGATATGGAACGACTCAATGAACTCAATGGGCGGTGCTGCATCAATAGAGTTTAAGGGTGGTAAGACATTCGTATATGGCGCACGACTTATTCTCCATGTTGGTGGCGTTGCCAAGGCAGCTACAAAGCGTTTGACTTGTACTTATAAAGGTGAAACCGTTAATTATGGTATTATTACCAAAATCAAGAGTACTAAGAATCAGCTTCCAAGCCCATGGAATATTATGAGAGAAAGTACTTTCTGTTGTGTACATAATGGTATTATTAGTGAGGATGAACTTGATAATTATAAGAAGACCGATTTAAAGGATTTGTTGAAAAAACTTGAAGAATATAAAAATAATAGTGATAGCACTGATGAAAACATTACTGATAAAGATTTAACTTTCAGTGAAGAAGAAGTTAGTGAAGAATAAATAATTAGGAGTGGTTTAAGACCGCTCCTTTTTTTATTTAAATACTATTTATTACAAAAGTATATAATAATGGATATAACACCAGAAGTAAAAAAATTATTTAAGACCGTAAGAACTAAATTAGGTGCACCAGTTAGAACTATACAATTAGATGATAATCAGTTATGTGACTTACTTGAAGTTGCCATTGGAGATTATTCTGAGAAAGTACAAAATTGGGTTATAAAGTCACAATGGTTAAATCTAATGGGTAATAAAACTTTACTGAAAGACCCTGCCGATGTAGCCTACGCATTAACTGTGCGTACTATGGACTGGTCAAGAGATTTTTCTTATTGGTTCTCAAGAGAAGTCGGTCTGCAACAACGTGGTAGTTATGAGTTAAAGAAAGATTTTTTTCAAATAGAACAAGGCAAACAAGTTTATGTAATTCCAGCAGGACGAGAAATTAATAAAGTACTATATATTACACCATCAACAACAAAAGCTGCATTATATGGCAATCTTGGAACACTTGATACAGGAATTGGTGGTGGATATGGACAATATGGAAACATGGGTAATGGAATGGGTATTACAGGTTTCTATGTTGGTTCTGCTTATGATACAGCACTTATGGCTGCGGATTTAAAATATAAAAATTCACTTTTAAGAGGCGACCTTGCTTACAAAGTTACGGCAGGACCTAATGGTACACACCTTGTACATCTCTTATCAACACCAGGTTCACCAAATATGGTAGGTGGTTTAGCAGCGGACGATACTTGGGGTTGGAATAGATATAGCAAGTGTTATTGTTGGTATACATACTACGACATAGGTGATGGTGGAGAAGATGCTGCCAATGAATGTAGATTAGAGAATAAAGACGACGTTCTTATAACACCTGACCAAGTGCCGTTAAATGAAATGCGTTATGAATTTCTTAATAACCCAGCTCAGCAAACAGTTCGACAATTACTTGTTGCAGAAGCAATGATAACGTTAGGATTGATACGTGGTACATATTCAGGTAGTGTGAAAATACCAGAAGCTGAAATGCAAATGGATTATAATATGTTATTAGAATTAGGAAAACAGGATAAACAGAACGCACTTGAAGAATTAAATAAACGATTAGACGAAATGTTACCTTGGAATATCTTAGAAAAACAATCTAATTTAACTGATAGCTTGATAAAAGTATTACAACAAAAACCTCTTGGTGGTTTTTACGTTAGATAAGAGTGGTTAATCCCACTCTTATTTGTTTTTATGGAAAAAATAATGTATCTTTGCAAAAAATATATACAATGAAACAAGTAATCAGAAAAAGTGTTGCATTGGCAAATAATATTGACCAAACAAAGCCAATTTATACTTTAATTGTAGACGGAAATAATCTTCTTAAAATATCGTTAGTTAATAAAACATTATTAAATGATAAAGGTGAAGAATATGGTGCAGTATATAACTTCTTACGTATTTTGGGTCAGATATTACAAATGCGTGATTTTGAAACATGTACTGTATGTTGGGATGGTTATATGAGTGGAATACTAAGATATAACATTTACCCTGAATATAAAGCTAATAGAGGAAAGAATTATGAGGTAGGTGAAAATCAGACTGATTATGACAAATATATCTCTAATTATTGCAAAAATATCCTTAAGCATAGTAATAAGAAACAAACGACAGTACGAGGAGAAACCGAAGATGAATCATTTCAAAGACAAAGAGGAATCATTCAAGAAATTTTAGACGAATTGTTTGTAAGACAGTACATGTTTGATAACGTGGAGGGTGATGATATTATTGCTTATAGGTGTATTAATAAAAAACCTAACGAAAAAATTGTAGTTGTATCAGCCGATAAAGATATTACTCAATTGATAAATGAAGATGTCTGTATTTATAACCCAAGAAAGAAAAAAGCAATAAGTACAAAAAACTCAGTAGAAGAACTTGGTATTACTCATGAAAACATTGTATTAGAAAAAACATTATGTGGTGATGTATCTGATAATATAAAGGGTGTTAAAGGACTTGGTGAAACATCATTCCTTAAACTATTCCCTGAATTTAAAACTCGTAGAGGTACTTTAGATGACGTTATAGAGCGTTCCAAAGAACTTCTGGATAGTAGGAAGTCCGAGAAGAAAAAACCGCTTAAATCGCTTGAAAACATCATTAATCAAATAACTGATGGATGCCAAGGGGATAAATTGTTTGAAATAAATTGGAAGATAGTAGATTTAAGTAAACCGTTATTAACAGAAGAAGCAGAAAGCGAATTAAAGGAAACAATAGACGCACCTATAGACCCAGAGGGTAGACAAACTACTAATGTGTATAAAATTATTCAAAAAAACTCGATGAATGTATTGTTGGATGAGAATAAATTTGGCTCACTTTTTGGTATGTTTGAACGTTTAATTAGTTCTGAAAAAAAATATTATAAAAAAAGTAGTTAGAAAATTTGGTTATAAATCTTTTTCCATGTATCTTTGCATTAACAAAATAAATATAGTTATGTGGAAAGAAAGAAACTTAGTTCCGTTTGTAGTTAAATACCTTGCTAAAAAGGAAGATTACCAAGCTACAACAAGAGAGTTGAAAGAATATCTATCATCAACATTGGTACTTGATGATTATGATAAAGAATACACATCTTCAACCAAGAAAGGTACGAAGACCAACAGATTTAACAAGACAGTTGGTAATATTGTATCTCACAACAAGTTAAGTAAACTTCGATTAGGAGAAACAACAAAAAACAGTAATGGTAAGATGGGTATAAAACTCTATGAGGAAGTAGGACGAATTGTTAATATAGTAGATATTTAGTTTTAATTATATATTGTCAAACATTTTAAATTTTAAAAAGATTAATGGACAACAAACAAGATTACAAGGAGTATCGTTTTGATTACACTATTTATGTAAACGATTTTATTATTTGTAAGCGTAATTTTAAAATTCCTAATTACATTGAGGGTTCAATGAACACTGTTGAGTTTAAGGAAACAGTAGATGACATCGTAAGAATGATTGATGAGGATTTGAAGGATAAGAGTAGTATATATACTACCTATTACTACAATCCATCTGATGTGGCTGAAGAGTTTACTGCACCGCTTAGTGAACCATGGGAGTGTACATTTAAAATTGTAATTAGTGACAACAAGAAGCCTGTTATTACACGCATTTGGGATGGTTATAGCTATCCACGCATGATTAGGGATAGGGTTGACCTTACTAACAAGAAGGTTAGGATTACAAATAAGAATGGACAAGTGTTTACGTATGATAAAGAAGACTTCTTTAAGGACAATAATCGTCTTTCGTTAGAATTGACTGCTTTAAAGGAAATGATTTATGATAAGCAAGATATTTTGATGACTATCATAAATACAATCTGTAATCAGTGCTCTACACATGGAGAAATGTCTCCTAAAGAAGCTATTGAAAACTTCTCAACTTCTGATGAATATTATTATGATTCAGATTCAAGTAAGTACAAAAATTATAATTTTAATATCGGTTATGAGAATTATAAGAGAATGCGCAAACTTGAAAAGAAGTATGCAAAGAAGACAAAGGATTACTTCAACACATTGTATTAATTTTATGACCCACGTGGATAATACTGCGTGGGTGCTTTTTTCCGACATTCATGATTTTCATCATGAATAAATAATTTTATTTGAAATGAATAATAACAACGATGCTACTTTAGGATTTCTTGGTGAAACTTATCAATATAAACTTGTACATGAGTTTATGGCTGATAAAGATTTCTTCTGTGAATTAAATCCTATTATTGAACAGAATAAATTCACCGACCCACATTTAAAAATATTTGTTGGACTTCTAAAAGAGTATTATGACAAAAACGACATACATCCATCTTATGATGTAATGGAGATGCTTTTAAGAGATAAAGCATATAGCGACATCCAAAGAGAAGAGTATGTAGCTTTAGTAGATAAAATCAAAAACACTCCGTCAGACGGTTCTAAATTTGTTCAAGAAAGAGCGCAAAAGTTCTTTCGTCAGCAACAGATGCTTATAACTGCTCGTAAGATAGAGAAATTAGCAAGTAATGGAGAAGTTGATAAATACGATGAAATTTATGAACTTTTCAATAATGCTATGACTCTTGGAACACCTACCGATATGGGTTATGGTGTTTTTGATAATCTTAATGAAACACTTTCAGACGATTATCGTATTACAATACCGACTGGTATTGATGTGGTTGATGATGTTCTGGAGGGTGGTATTGCAAAAGGAGAAGTTGGCGCTATTATTGGACCTTCTTCGTTTGGAAAAGTACAACCATATCATTCTAAAATTTTCACTCCATATGGTGTAAAACATATGGGAGATATTAACGTAGGAGATGAAGTAATAGGAGAGGATGGTCTTCCGCATAAGGTAACAAACGTATTCCCTCATAAGAATTGGCAATTTTATAAAGTTACATTTAGTGATGGTAGTTACACAGAATGTGGTAAAGAACATTTATGGAGTGTAAGTGAAAATGGTGGGGATGATAAAGTTTTATCTTTAGATGAAATATTGGAGAAGGGTTTATACAAAGGAAATGAACCTATGTTTTCAATTCCTCTTACAGCTCCTGTTGATTTTTATCCTAACAATATACAAATTAAACCTTATGAAATGGGTTTATATCTTGCAAATGAAGAGGATAGAGTAATAAAGAATATTGGTGAATTTAAAGCAACAGGAATTAGATATGAGTATCTATATAACATACTATCTGTACGTATCTCATTGTTGAATGGAATGATGGATGGTGGTGGATATGTAGATGAAGAAGGTAAGACATGGTTTACTACATGCCATAAAGAATTATTAAATGATTTTGAATTATTAGTTAACTCATTAGGTGGTATTGTTTTTTATGAGAAAGACGATAATGACGTATATAGAGTTCTTGTTAAAATATATTCAACTGATATAAAGATATTTGGTAGAGAAGAAGAACAAAATAAAGTAATATATCCATCAAAAGAGGAATGTAGAAGATACATTATTTCTGTAACTCCATACTCTATTTGTGATGGACAATGTATCATGGTTGATTCAGAATCTCATCTTTATCTGACAGATTACTTCATTGTTACACACAATACTTCAATGACAACAGCAATTGCTGGTCATGCAGCTGCAAATGGCAAGAAGGTACTACAAATTGTATTCGAGGACAGAATTAAGCAGATACAGCGCAAGCATTTAGCACGTATCACTGATATTGAAGCAAAGGACTTAAGTAAACCAGATTATGTAGCTTTTGTAAAAAATCAATTATCTCATTATAAAGAGGATTATCCTGAACTCATCAAAAATCTAAGAATTAAGCGTTTTCCAAGTGGTGAAAAAACAGCGTGGGATATCGAACGATATATTAAAAAGCAAATAAACAACGGATTTAGACCAGACCTCGTTATAGTTGACTACTTTGAATGCCTTGAACATAAGGGAGATGCGAATACTCAAAGCGAATGGGAGAAAGAAGGAAAGACTATGAGAAAATTTGAAGCTATGGCAGGTGAAATGGATATGGCTTTCTGGATTCCTTTACAAGGTACTAAAGATTCTGTTAATGCTGAACTAGTTACAATGGATAAGGCTGGTGGTTCATTCAAAAAGATTCAGGTTGCACATGTAGTAATGTCAATTGCCAGAACTATTGAAGATATCGAAGACAATAAAGCTACTATAGCAATTCTTAAAAACAGAGCAGGTAAGGCAGGAAAAGTTTTTGATGGAATAGAGTTTAACAATGGTACTTGTAGAATATCATGTGATAACGTCAACGTAGTAGATAGTTTATCTCAATGGGATAAAGACAAACAAGTAAAAAAACAAGATTTTGCTAATAGTATAGCTAAACGTGTTTTTGAAAATAACACCTAAAAATAATAGGTTGAAAAAAATTCAAAATTAATCTGACTGATTATCTGCATATTGCGTGATAATGGTCAGATTTTTTTAATCGAAACATGAAATATATCATATTTATTTCTACAACGTTGGTTAAAAATAATGATATCAGTAATAAGAAATAATTAAATTTATAAAAACATATAATGTTAGTTCGTAAAAGAGATAATACACTTGAAAAATTCCATTTTGGAAAAATAGAAAAAGCCATTGAGAGTGCTTTTGATTCTTGTAAAAAACATATTGAAAACACTAAAACAGGTAGTTTTGAAGATATCAAGAAAAATGCTGTAGAAAATATTATAGCATGTTTAAAGAACGTTTATAATGAAGAAAGTGATTCAACTGTAGATGTTGAAGAGATACAAGATAACGTAGAAAGATGCCTTATGTCATCTGATTATCAGGATGTTGCAAAATCTTATATCATCTATAGATATATGCATAAATTGGTACGTGATAATCAAAGCAAACTGACTAAGAGTTTAAAGAAGAAACTTTTGGCAGAGGATGTACAGAACCAAAATGCAAATGTTGATGAATACTCATTTGGTGGAAGAATGGGCGAAGCAAGTAGACTTGTTACAAAGCAGTATGCACTTGACTTCTGTATGAGTAGAAAAGCGAGAAGAAATCATGAAAACAATGAGATTTATATCCACGACCTTGATTCATACGCTGTAGGTATGACTAACTGTTTAACCAGTCCATTGGATGATTTGCTTAATAATGGTTTCAACACAAGACAGACCGATGTAAGACCTGCAAATTCACTTAATACAGCATTCCAATTAGTAGCTGTTATATTCCAATTACAATCATTACAGCAGTTTGGTGGTGTCAGTGGTAGTCATTTGGATTGGACAATGGTTAAGTTCTTTAGAAAGAGCTTTATGAAGCATTATATAAATGCATACATCAAACAGAGTGATAAATTCTATAATTCAGATATTATCAATATCGCTTCAGAATTTTATAAAGATAAAAACGGCTTAGAAAGAACTTCACTTGATAAATTTATTAAGGATTACAAGAACGAGTTCTTTAAAGAAACAGGTTTATCTGAAGAAGATTTTACTCTTGACAATAAAGATAAGTTAGATGCAAAACTTTATCAAAGTGCATTGTTTGATACACTTAATGAACTCAATCAAGCAGTAGAGGGTCTATATCACAACTTAAATACACTACAAAGTAGAAGTGGTAATCAGTTACCATTTACATCTATCAACTATGGTACTTGTACACTTCCAGAGGGAAGATTAGTTATTCAAGCTCTTTTACAAGGTTCTATTAAGGGTGTAGGTAAATTCCATAAGACAGCTATATTCCCTTGTAGTATCTTCCAGTGCATGAAGGGTGTTAATAGAAAAGAAGGCGACCCTAACTATGACCTTTACAAGTTGGCACTCAAATCAACATCTATGCGCATATATCCTAATTATGTGAATGTAGACTGGTCTGTTAACGAAGGATATGATAAGAACGACCCACGTACTTATACTTCCACGATGGGGTGCAGAACATATAATGGTAAAGATATTAATGCTGACGAGGGTCAGAATCCTCAGATTAAAGATGGACGTGGAAACCTTGCCCCAGTTACAGTAATCATGCCAACATTGGCTATGGAAGCTAAAGCATTATTAGAAGGTACAGAATACACGAAGGATGATATCAAGAAAACCTTTATGAAGATTCTTGATAAGAAGATAAGTGAGTCTAAGGATATGCTTCTTGAAAGATTCGAGTGGATGTGTAAACAAAGTCCAGCTTCTGCTAAGTTTATGTGGGAAAATAACACAATGCTTGGTTATAAGGAAGAAGAAGGTATACGTTCAGCATTAAAGCACGGAACATTAGCTATAGGTCAGTTAGGTCTTGCTGAGACACTTCAAATACTGATAGGCAAGAATCATGTTTCAGAAGAAGGAATGGCTCTCGCAAAGGAGATAGAAGGTTTATTTAACAAGCGAGCAGCTGAATACAAGAATAAGTATAAACTTAACTTCGGTGTATATTATACCCCTGCAGAGAATTTATGCTATACTGCAATGAAGAAGTTTAAGGATATGTATGGCGATGTTGAGAATGTAACATATATCAATTTACCAGAGAAGGATAAACATGGTAATATCATGTATGATGAGAATAGAAAGATTAAATTCAAGCGTCATGATAAATGTTATTTTACTAACTCTATACATGTTCCTGTTTGGGAGGAGATGACACCATTTGAGAAGATTGACATTGAAGCGCAATTAGTTAATTATTCAAATGCTGGGTGTATTACTTATGTAGAGTTACCATCTTCAACTAAGAATAATATAGAGGCACTTGAAACTATTGTTAATTATGCAATGGATAATGATATCCCATATTTCGCAATAAACGTCCCTATTGACACTTGTGAAGATTGTGGATATTGTGGAGATATTGGTGATGTTTGCCCTGTTTGTGGTAGTACACACATCTCTCATCTTAGACGTGTAACTGGATATCTTACAGGTGACTATAAGTCAGCATTTAATCCAGGCAAGCAAGAAGAATCAGATGATAGAGTTAAACATATAAAGAAGTTTTAAATTACGTGGTGGTGGTTAATAGCCATCACCATCTAAAAAGTTTAAAGTTATGAATATAAGTGGGATAAGTTATCCAGATATTAACAACGGATTAGGGTGCCGTGTAACCTTATGGGTTTCTGGGTGTAATCATCAGTGTGTGGGATGTCATAATCAAAATACTTGGGACAAAGACAGTGGAAGAGTATTTAGTGATGAAGACAAAGAGATAATATTCAGGGTGCTGTCAAAACCTTATATCAAAGGACTGACTTTATCAGGAGGAGACCCGTTAGGCTTCTACTTTAAAGAGGTATTGAAGTTTTGTGAGACTGTGAAAGAGAGGTTTCCAGACAAGGATATATGGTGTTACACAGGTTACACCCTGAAAGAAATTAAAGAATGTTACAGAAAGGAAATACTTCCTTATATAGATGTTTTGGTAGATGGACGCTATATAGAAGATAAAAGAGATACAACTTTATCTTTTAGAGGGTCTAAAAATCAAATTATATGGGAGAAAGATAATAAAGGAGATTTTTATCAAAGCAGTCTAAACCAATGAAAAACACATGGCACGTAAAGAAATTTACGTGCCTTTTTTATTATTATATACAAATGTCAAAATAAAAAGTTAT